ATGAAACCCGTCCGGACCATCAAGCGAACGGAGAGCCCTGTGCTCTCCTATAGCTTTGAGTATCAAACCATCGGAGCGTCTTACGCCGCTTGCGAGATTGCCTATATAGATACCGGAGATAAAGGGAAAAAGACGACGATCAAGGGAAGCTATCGAATCCCGGGAGCATCTGGACCCACGCTCAAGCTGAACGAGCGGATCAAGTCGGTGGCTGAAGGTATCCGGAAGGCCCGCAATGAGCTGCGCCAGCGGAACAAGCAGGCCCAAATTGCCAGATTGGAGATGATCGGCGATTATGCCTTGGCGCAGGGCTGCACGGTACAGTTGCAGGGCTTTGGACAATTCGACGACAAGTATTTTATCGAGGTGGCCACGCACACGGTCGACGGCAGCGGGTACCGGACGCAAATTGAGCTCAGAAAGGTGTTGGGGTACTGATGCGTAATCAAATACGAGTGGGGACTGTCTCGACCAGGAGTGAGGAGAGGCAGGCCGTCAAGGTTGTCATTGAGGACCAGGAGGATCTCGTAACCGACTGGCTGCAGATCATCTATCCGCCGGTACGACTGATTACGGATTCGCAAGTTGCTGTCAGGATGGAGGTCCAACTGCCTGCAGTAGGGGAGACGGTGCTTTGCGTATTTCTCAGCTCGGGCCTGGAGACAGGATACTGCCTTGGACGGGTGGGAGGCACATGATTGGATCATTTGGCCCGCTCATTTTTACCGTGTCGGACAAAACCGTCCGGACCTTTACCGACTTCCGCCGCAGCAGCTCTGCCCGTTGGGCGACGCATGAGATTTACGGCCGGTACCCACGGCCGCAGTACATCGGTCCCGGACAGGACGAGATCACGTTTGGGATGCGCTTTGATGTATCCATGGGCGTCAAGCCGCGTAATGAGCTGTCCAAGCTAACCGAGTATTGCCGGACAGGCAGGACAGAGAAGCTAATTGTTGGCGGCGTACCGATGGGTGCCGGCAAGTGGTACATCGAGACCGTTGGCCAGGAGTGGCAAAAGTTTGACGGCAAGGGGACGCTGCTGGTCGCGGCCGTCGACGTGACTCTCAAAGAATATGTATAAGGCAGGTGATGGCAATGGAGCATGTGGTGACCGGCGCCCCGGCTGCTGTTGACTTTGGAGCTTCGGGCCTGGAGGCGATCCTGCAGAACGTCCGGACGATCATATCAACGGTGCAAGGGACCGTGCCGCTGGACCGGGGCTTTGGCCTCTCGCAAACTGGACTTGATGCGCCGATGGAAATCGCCCAGGCCCGCATGACGGCCGAGGTTGTGGACGCCCTGCAACTGTTGGAGCCTCTTGTCGAGGTGTTGGAAATCACCTATACCCACATCGGCATCGAGGGCCGGTTGATTCCGCAAGTGCGGATCCGCCTAGCGGAAGGAGTGGTACTATGAGCAATCTTTTTAATTTGCCCGAGATCCAATTTGTCGGGACCGATCCGGAAGAGATTCGGAATCAAATTATTACGGTTTACGAAGCAGTGAGCGGGCGGCGTTTGTTTCCTGGAGATCCGGTGCGTCTGTTTTTGATGGCCATGGCCAACGTCATCATCCAGCAGCGCGTGTTAATTAACGACTCAGCCAAGCAAAACCTGCTGCGGTACGCGCGCGGCCCCATGCTCGATCACTTGGGGGCGCTGGTGGAGACGGAGCGGCTGCCAGAGGGTGCTGCCCGGACGACGATGCAATTCGATCTTTCGGCGCCGCTCCTGCAAACGGCGATCATCCCGCAAGGGACCCGGACGAGCCCAGGGGGAGAACTTTATTTTGCTACGATGGAGCCCGTGGAGATCCCGCCGGGCATCTTGTCGATACAGGTCACCTCCATATGCCTGGAGGCCGGTGAGATTGGGAACGGGTATGTACCGGGCCAGATCAATATCTTGGTTGACCCGCTTCCCTATGTGGCCAGCGTAGCCAACGTGACGGAGAGCGCAGGCGGGACCGACGTTGAGGCAGACGACCCCTATCGTGAGCGGATTTATACGTCGCCGGAGCGTTTTTCCGTCGCTGGCCCTCGCGGTGCCTATGAGTATTGGGCGCGTACGGCCAGCACGGGAATTGCTGACGTCCTGGTCTATTCCCCCGCGCCGGTGGAGGTGGAGATCCGTGTACTTATGTCCGGAGGAGAACTGCCGACGCCTGATATCCTTTCTGCCGTTGACGAGGTGGTCAATGACCAGCGCATTCGCCCGCTCACGGACAAGGTGACGGTCCTGGCTCCGGACGAGATAACGTACGAGATAAACCTGACCTATTGGATCGCGGAGGGCAACGCAACATCGTCCGTGGCCATTCAGGCAGCGGTAAATCAGGCAATCACCGATTATGTCCTGTGGCAAAAGTCGCGGATCGGGCGGGACATCAACCCGAGCGAGCTTAGCCGCCGGGTCATGAATGCCGGTGCGCTTCGGGTGGAAATTGCGTCCCCCGTCTTTACCGCCGTGGACGAGACGGACGTCGCCATCGCTGGCGGCATCACGGTGACGTATGGAGGGCTGCAGGATGATTAATGTGGAGCAAATCCGACTGATTGATCTTATCCCGCCTAACCTTCGCTCAGATCCTAGCGTGCGTGCTGCAGCGGAAGCGTTGGATAGTGAGCTGGACCAGATAACCGCATTGACCCCAAGACTGACGCTCCTGGCCAACATTGATCAGCTCGATGAGAGCTTGATCGATGAGTTGGCTTGGCAACTGCACGTAGATTTCTACGATCCGGAGCTGCCGCTCGAGCAAAAGCGGGACCTCGTCCGGTTTAGCCTGCGCTGGCATAAGCGCAAAGGGACACCATCGGCCGTCAATGAGCTCATCTCCACGATTTTCGGTAGCGGAACGGTGGTGGAGTGGTATGAGTATGGGGGCGAACCTGGCTATTTTCGGGTGCGGACGAGCGACCCATCGGCAAATGCCGATCGAGCAGCGCAATTTCTGGCCGCAATCAACTCCGTTAAAAATGAACGGAGCTGGCTTGAAGCGATCGAAATCACAACCGAAGGTTTCATGAATCTGCGGTTCGGGATCGCAGCTCACATCGGCAAACATTTAACAGCAAGGCAGGTGGTATAAGCATGGCTAATTTTACGAATATCCAGATAACCAACCGAGGGCGTGCATTGCAGGCCAAGGCCCAGGCTGGAGCGCAGCTCGTTTTTACCCGATTCCGGATTGGTAGCGGCCAGATGAGCAGCCAGCAGATTGCAGACATGACCAACCTGATACAGCCGGTCATGTGGCTGACACTCAATAAGTCGCAGCCCTCCAGCACGGGACGCCACACGATCGGCGCGCCGTTTACTAATACCGGCGTGACTACTGGCTTTTATTTTAGGGAGTGGGGCTTGTTCGCGCAGGATCCGGACGTGGGTGAAATCCTGTATTGCTATGGCAACGTCGGCGCGGGCGCGGAGTACATCCCTGCAGGGGGCGGCTCGGAGATCATTGAGCAGCAGCTCGACATGATTGTCATCATCAGCAATGCAGCGACAGTCAGTGCTGTAATTGATGAATCGCTGGCGTTCGTTTCACTTGCGGAGTATAGGACAAAAATCGACCAGGATGTAAGGACGACAGCTAGGCCGACCTTCCTGGACGTGACGGCTGGGCAGTTCCGCTCCACGGCTGCAGCCGGTACTGCACCAATGGTGGTGGCCAGCACGACGCTGGTCGAAAACTTAAATGCGGACCGGCTGGATGGTTACCATGCTGATACCGCAGTTTCACCTGGCACGATTGCGGTCAGGGCGTCAGATGCGGGCTTGCGTGCCTCACACTACACGTCAACGACCGGCAACGGTAACGCTCCGTTTATCGTGACGTCATCTACGTTGGTAGCTAATCTCAACGCAGACTTGTTGGACGGGGAGCACGCGGCGGTGTTTGCCCGTCTGGCGTCTCCAGCGCTGACTGGCAACCCGACAGCGCCGACCCAGGCAGCGGGCAACAGCAGCACTCGCCTGGCCACAACGGCATTCGTTACAACAGCCATTGGTAACATCCCGCTTCCGGATACGTCGCACCTTGCCCCCAAAGATTCTCCGTCCTTTACCGGAGACACTTTTTTTAGTGGACCCGTGACATTTACAGGGCAATGGCGCTCTGTACTGGCGCAAGGCACGGCTCCATTCGTTGTAGGCAGCACAACCCTGGTGGCCAACCTGAATGCGGACATGTTGGACGGCGCACATGCCAGTCAATCCAATGCAGCAAATACTATCCCGGTTAGGGATGCAAGTGGACGTATATTGTTAACCGCCGCCACTTTCGCAATGGCACAAGGTACAGCGCCATTTGCTGTCACGTCAACCACGTTGGTCAACAACTTGAACGCGGACATGGTGGACGGGTTCCACGCCTCTGCTGCCAGCAGTCCAAATACCATTGTTGTACAGGATGGTAATGGAATAATTAATGCAGCTCGTCTGAATCTATCAGCAGCATCCGGATCTTCACCGTTAGTTGTTAATTCTTCAACGGTAGTAACAAACTTGAACGCTGATCTATTGGATGGCATTCACGCTTCGCAAATGATGCAGGCTTTGCAAATACCGCCTACAGCCGACCTTAATACTATTGTCGCGCCCGGAACACACAGAATGCAGAATCTTGCGGCTGGGTTGAATTTTCCGCCGGGATCAGCATACGGGAATATGTTAGTCATGAGACGTCCGGGATCGGACACAATAGCGCAACTGGTATTTCCGTACAGCAGTGACGACCCTTATTTCAGGGTGGGTTCACCGGCAGAAGTCGGAGGCAACGGAGCTTGGAGAGATTGGGCGAGAATCTGGAACGACAAGAACCACGGACCTGGGAGCGGCCTTAATGCCGACCAATTACACGGCCAGCAGCCATCACAAGGAGATACGCCGCGAAGCATAGCACAGCGGACATTAACGGGCGATTTGGGGGCGGCTAGATTCGTATCGACAGCCACGACGGGTGCACCGCTCAGCGTGTCTAGTACAACGTTGGTAACAAGCTTGAATGCGGACATGGTGGACGGATACCACCTGAACCAAGATTTACGGACTACAGCAGGACCTCAATTTGCTGGGCTTAGAGTTAATGGTGAATTTATAGTAAGTGGTGGAAACGCGTTCCTAGATAGGCTAATGGTGAATGCTGCCATTGACGCCGACAGAATATACGCAAATGGAGAAATGTCAGCCGACCATATCATACTTACGAGGTCAACGGGATCGTCACCTATGATTGTTAGCAACACAACTAAAGTAGACAATCTAAACGCTGATCTACTAGACGGGTACCACGCCGGTACATCCAACACGGCCAACACAATCGTCGTCCAGGATTCAAACAGAGACATTGCCGTGCGGAGGGTTACGGCCAATGCGCCACAAGGTACATCACCGTTTGCGGTATCCTCCACGACCGTGGTGGGGAGCCTGAATGCCGACCTGTTGGATGGGTTCCATGCTTCAGCAACAAGCGCCGCCAATTCCGTTGTCGTCCAGGATGCCAACCAAGACATTACCGTGCGCCGGTTAATTTCCAACATGGCCAACGGGACCGCGCCGCTTGTGGTGACTTCCACTACGGTAGTTCCAAACCTAAACGCTGACATGGTGGATGGCCGTCATGCCGATATGGACATAACGCCGTTTACGCTTGCGGTGCGGGACCCTGACGGAAGCGTAGGAGGATACCATCTTATTGCATTGGCTCCACAAGGTAAACCGCCGCTATATGTAAGTTCAACGACGGTTATTACAAACCTAAACGCAGACATGTTGGATGGGATGCACTTGCATGAATTAGCTACCCCATACGCTGTTACAACCGGAAGTGGTATGGCGTATGTAGCGAGTTTTACGCCCTCTTTTTCAAAGGTGGCAGGACGTTCAGTAAGAATTAGGGCGCATGTCGCTAGTACTAACGGGGCATCCCCGACTTTGAACGCAAATGGAACTGGTGCATCACCTCTAAGATACCCAGACGGAACAGCAGTTAAATTGTCGGCAGGTGGTATATATACTTTCGTGTGGGATAGCGTTACATCGGCTTTTATTTTTCAGGGTGAAGGGGGGGATAGAGCTAAAAATGTTAGGTATGCCCTGACATTTGACGGAGATTCCGGTCCTGATCCCTTTGGATCTTTTATAGCAGAACTCAGTCCCAATACTCTGTTTACGATACATTACATGTACTTCGTGAACAACGCGCAAAGCTTCGGCTACTTTGTCGGAAGAAAAACCGGAGCTACAGGATCGCCTGGCTTTACTTCATTGGGTAGGGGAGTGTCGTCCGGTTCTTTTATTTATTCAATTAATGCAGATGCTTCAACTTCCACAAATGGCGCGTTAGGGAGCGGCGTTTTGTTCATAGACAGATTACCTTGATTGTTCTATCAAAAATATACGCACTAATTGGAGGAAAACAAAATGAAAAGCCAAACGAGACAAAATGCAGAATCTAGACTAAGCCAGATCCACGCTCAACTATACGGACTGAGCCAGCAGCAAAAGGCACTTGAGGATGAGGCAAGAGCACTGGCCGGTTACTTGAACATTACACAACAAGAAGAACGGGAGCAGGTCACGGCAGAGCAGCAGCCGGATGAGACGGCTAAGGACGTAGAGCAGAGAAAAACTGAAAAAACGAAACTGCAATAATAAGGCCTCGCATGCGCGGGGTCTTTCAATTTGGTAAGGGGGAACTCATGGAGGGCGGTGAGGGTGTGGAATTAATCAGTCAAGAGACAGCAGATCGGATGCAGGCTATGGAGGTGCAACTGCAGCAGTACCAAGCAGAGATGCTCAAAGCTTCCACAGAAGCATTGGCTGTCCAGGCGCGTATTGATCTGTTGGAGAAAAACAGCGCCCGGCACGCCGAGGAATTGAGAGAGCTGAAGGAACTCTCCAGGAGCCTGCAGCAACAGTATGACCGCCTGGGCGAGAAAATCGACAAACTAGAGAGCAAGCTTTTCAGCTGGATGCAGCAAATGCAACGAGACAATGCGGACTTGATCAAATCTGCCCAGCAGGACAGTGCGGAGGAGCGTCAGAGCACGCTTAAATCATGGATGACCTTCCTACAGTACGTCCTGGGCGGGACGATTTTTATTATTGTGGCCTACGTCTTCGGGGTCAATTTTATAAGATAGGAGTGATTGGAGTGGAATGGAAAGTTATCGAGGAGTTGCTGGATCCGCAGCTTGCCATAGTGCTGGTTGCATGTTGGATCCTCGGCGGGATCCTCAAGACGACACCGCGTGTTCCCAACTGGAGCATCGTCTACGTCGTGACAGGAGTCGCGATCGTGCTGGCCGTCCTGCTGTTGGGTAACAGCACTTTGTCTTACCTGCAGGGCTTCCTGTGTGGGGCCGTGGCCGTGTACGGTTATGAGCTGGTCAAGCAGGCGGCGAAGGGGGCAGTCGGGTGAAAATAGTTGATCTGCGCGGCAAGCTGCCGGTACACAAGACCAAGCGCTACGCTCAGCGTTTGCTGTCGGCCATCCGATCATTGGCCATCCACCATTCGTTAACATTGACCGGATCAGCCGAGGCGTTTGCCCGTTACCATGTGACGACAAACAATTGGGCTGGCATCGGCTATACCTATGTGATTGGCCAAGACGGCACGGTCTACCAATGCATGGACTGGACGCAAGTCGGGGCGCATGTGGGCAACAGCAATAAGCACGCGCTGGGAATCTGCCTTGTCGGTGACTTCCGGACGCAGAAGCCAACGGCGGCGCAATACCAAGCTGCCATCAATCTTGTGTGGTATCTGCAGAGTCGGATTCCTTCAGCAAAAGATATCAAGGGACACAGCGAGTATCCGGGCTATGCGTCTAAAGCCTGCCCGGTTATTGATATGGCTAAGTTCCGTGCCGATGTGGCTGCGCCTGTAGCCGTAGCGCCACAATACCCGGCAGCTCGCGTCCTTGTCAATGCCAAGGCGGTGGCCAACGGCTTGCTGATCGACAACCGCGCCTTTGCCCCGTTACGGGCAGCTGGGGAGGCGGCCGGTGCAGTCGTCGGGTGGGACAACAAGACCAAGACGGCCAGCATCAACGGCAAGCCAGTCTATGGCCAACTTATCGACGGCGTTTCATATGTCGCCTTGCGGGCGGTTGCCGACGCTCTAGGTGGCACCGCGTCCTGGGACGGATCTAGCAAGACGGCATCAATCAAAGTGGCATAGATAACGCCTTCACTGACCTTCGTCGGTGGGGGCTTTTTTTAATTTTTTACTGTCTCAATTTGTTGAATTATGGTATATTTTTGATTAAAAGAAGGGGGTGGAGACGTGGCTACGATATTAGATTCTATGATTGAAAAAAATGAATTTCCTGTAGTTTTTGTGGGTGCGGGGTTATCGAAAAGGTTCCTGAACGATTTTCCGGATTGGACAACCTTATTGGAAGATTTTTGGAAAGAACTTGGTCTAAGTAACTTTTTTGGAGAGTTTAATAAAGTAAGAGATTCAATCGGAAAGGAAAACCCTCACTATTCCGATAAAGAATTAAATCACTACTCTAATATTAGAATGGGCTCAATCTTGGAGGAGAATTATAACGGTGCCTTCAATGATGGTAAAGTTTCAATTCCTAACTTTTCAGCCCGCGATGCTTATTATTCTAGGATCTCCCCATTTAAAAAGGCTATTTCTGAAAAGTTTAAAATGTACACATTTAAAAATGGAGTGGAAGAAGAGTATTCATCATTTCAAAAAATGCTCCTTAAAGCTCAGATTATTTTATCAACTAACTATGATAAATTCATTGAGGAATCTTACGATAACATCAGTGAGTACCAAATAACCAAGTATATTGGCCAGAAAGGTTTTTTTCAAGACACTCTTGGCTATGCCGAGTTGTATAAATTGCATGGTTGTGTAGATAGCCCTGAAAACATTATCATAACCGAAAATGACTATGAGAATTTCGAGAAAAATTCTGTTCTAATCAGTGCGAAAATAATATCCATGATGATGAATTCGTCTATTATTTTTGTAGGTTATTCTTTAACTGACATAAATGTGAGGAAAATAATTAAAGAGTTTACGCGTTCATTAACCGACCATGAGTTAAGTATACTTGAAGATAAACTAGTATTGGTGGAATGGAAGGAAAATGAACAGCTCTTTGTGGAAGAAGTCGTAAATGATCAGGATCTCGGTTGCAAACTCAGGGTGATAAAGACTGATAATTTCCAGAAGTTATTTTCAACTATAAGTACAATTAATCAGGGCGTGTCTCCTTCTGAGGTGAGAAAATATAAACATGTTATTAAGGAATTGATTATTGATAGGGGAAAGAAAGGTGCTTTACACTCTGTACTTTTATCTCCGGAGGACTTGGACAGCTTGGAGCAGGGGCTGCTAACAAAAAATATAACTGTTGCTATTGGGGATGCAAAATACATTTTTCAGATACCAGATTTAATAAGCTATTGCCTCGATTACATCAGCGATACAGATGAAATAAATACAGATATTAGATTGAGATTGCTGGTTGGACAAAACTCTAGGGCTCGCTTGCCCATGAATAAGCTACTGAAAAGAGAGTTGATAGAGGCTAGTACGTTGCATTCATCTGAAAAAGAAAAACTCATCGCAAAGATATCAACTTTTAGTAATTTTGAATCCAACTATAACACAATAACACAATCATCCGTTTTTAGAAGAGATACTGCTGATTTAGATGCTATTATTTCTAGTAAAGAAAAAAAGCAAAAAATTTATGAGACTATATCCTTCAATATAAAACACTTAAATTTAGATGGCGTGAAAAGTTTTCTAGTCGGTGAGCTTAAAGAACTTAAAGAGAAAGGAGAGATAAGACTTAATACAGAAATGAGAAGAGTTCTACTCCTCTATGATATCGTTAAAAACAAAAGAGGTAACGCCTAACCACGAAGTGTGATTGCCGTTACCTCTCTGCTCTTGCTTTGCTATTATAGTCTTAAGTATATAAAAAAATTCGCAGATGTCAATCGCGATCTGAAAAATTAATAATTTTAATTACTCCACCGGTTATCTCCGGTGTTTTTTTATACCTTACATTGCCTTAAAGCGCGCCAGCTATTTCTTACGCGGAATTGTCCGCCCCAATGCAATGCAACTGATAATGATTGCTGCCACAGATAGATAATACGTTACTACCTCCATCGTTTCTATCCCTCCAGGAGGGGCCGAAGCCCCGGTATTAACGACTGATCGTCTTCCCCAAGAAGCAGTTACCCATGTAGCGCCACTCACCGGCTACCTTTGCAGCCGTTGGGTAGGTCGCCCGCCAGTGTCCTTCAGCGTCTGGCCTATGGCTGTAAGGCTCGCCAAGCTGCACAAGATCGGCTCTTTGCGTTGCGGGTGGCAGAACGTTAATCCAGTTCTCTACATCCTCCGGTGTCATGATGTCACCGATGTTCATATCCATTATTCATTCCTCCAGTGGGGCCGAAGCCTACTCCCAAACTCCAATGTTGAATGCCGTGCCATGCGTCGTGATTTCCTGGACATAGACAGCTTCTGCCTCCGTCCGGATGTACTGCTCGACCGCCCATTCAAACGCCTGTTTGATGGTCTCCCGTACATCTTCTTGCATGTCGCGGCTGTTGGCGGGCATAGGGTAGGTTGATACCCGGGGATCCCGACCAGCTTGGTACACGATGACGGCAATCTCTTTTGTGTACTCGCCGGTCACGTTACGGGCCGGTTTGGTTGGGGCCAGTTGGGCCGCTCTGTTAATGGTCAATATCTGCTACCTCCATTGTTTAACTTAGTGCTATAACGATGGCTGTAATGCTGATGACCACTGCGGCCACTGTCATAATGCAGGTAGCAATTCTGATGTGTGATCTATTCATGTTCTCAGCCCCTTTGTGTTATAATGAGGAGAGAAGAAGCCCCTTATATTTCATCTCCGGTGGTTCTGGGAGCCTTTCGGCTCCCGTCCCCGTTGTGACTATCGCATCGCGGCGATGAGGGTGATTAGTGACGCGATCAGGTGAATGGCTGCTACCACAAACCTGATGACTTCGTGTCTTCTAATCTTGTGCTTCTTCTTTCTCGTTTGCCTCATATCTCTCACCTCCTTATATTCTTATTATAAACGATTATCGTATAATATTCAACTATTTTCGTATAAAATAACACGATATTAGTCTAAATATTTTTCTATTATCGTTGAATAAAAAACGATAATCGTTTAAAATGGTTGTCAGGGGGTGAGTGTCTATGCTGCGCTTAAAATTGGATGATGCAATGCACGCCCGTCGTCTCAATGCGAATAAGGTTTCAGAGATGACTGGAATTAGGTATTCCACGGTACGTGATATGGAGCTCAATAAATCAAAAGCTTGGTCGCCAGAAAATCTGACAAAGATTATGGAGGCCCTAGATATTGAAGATGTTACTGAGCTAATCGAGTATGTGAAGGACAAACAGGAGCCATCGGAGTGATCCGGATGGCTCTTTTTTTATAAATAGGCGAAAAGTTCGCTAAAGTAAACAAAATGTACATAATTAAGCCCAAAAAGGCACTAAAGAACCCTAAATCGGTCTTGACCGTAATATGGTGATTGATGGTAAAATAAACCTACTCCACTACCTACCAGTAGAGGGTGGAAAATTAAATGAAATAAGGGGTTTGGCAATACCTCTGTCTTGAGAATACTATGTAGTATTCTTTTACAAAGGGGTAATGTAAATGGGAACCCTTATTTTCTTCCGTGGAAGGGGGAGGAAGATGGTTGCGATAGAAAGCGTGGCGAAGGCTTTTTTGAACATGGAATCAATGACTCCAAAAAAGTTACAGAAGCTTTGCTTCTACGCGTATTCATGGCATCTTATGTTTAAAGGCGAGAGCTTATTTGAAAATAGATTTCAAGCGTGGGTGCATGGTCCTGTGGATCCTGGGCTTTATCATCAATACAAGGAGTATGGTTGGGCTCTGATACCTCAGGAAAAAAAGATTCCAAAAGAAATTAGCTCGAACCCTGAAATTGCAGAAATTCTTGAATCCGTATACGATTCGTATGGTCACCTTGATGGGGATGAACTCGAAGCGCTGACTCATTCAGAATTGCCATGGTCCAGAGCTAGGAAGGGTCTGAAGTTCTACGAAGCTTCACAAAATCCAATTTTAGATGATGACATGATAGAGCAGCACGAAAAGGATCTGGAGGATGAATAGGCCTAAGAAAAACCGATCACCCAACAGCATTCCTCAAAAACAGGCTCCTGCTCGTAGGCAGGGGCCTCTTATTTCTTCTGAGGGCCAACTTGTCACACAAAATTCTATTGAGCAAAACGTCATTTTTTCATGGAAATACTTTGATAGGCAACACGATTACTTTAATTGCGGCAACATAGACGCCGATTGGTATTTGAAATGTATAGACACGATGAAAGATATTTCAACCATGAGAATGATGGAATTTAAGCAGAGCGGTGGAAAACCATTAAGGGTACATACTCACGACTGGAATGATGTGCGAGCCATTTACGATCTCAACCCTGAGTTATTTGAACAAGTTAAGGATGAATCGTATCAATTCGCTCTTTCAACTGGAAGCGGAAGAGTGCATGGATTCATTATTAAAAACGTTTTTTTTGTGGTTTGGTTTGACCCTGAGCATAAGCTTTACTCAAGAGGAAAAGTTCCCAAGTGTGACCCTCCAGATTTATGTTTTGACTGCTATCGAGCCGAAATTGATGCACTAGAGGAAGAACGTGAAATGATGTATTCAGAGATTGAACAAGCAATTGACGATGAACGTAAAACAATCCATGCTTCGATAAAAAAGATAATCGATGAAGAAAATCTTAAGCGAAACCGTAATGACATATATTGATTTAAAAGAGCCAGCGGAATAATCCGTGATGGCTCTTTTTTCTTCTTGATTTACGAACTCGCGTTCGGTTAGTATTATGGAAACGGATGTTCGGGAGGGCTGGTCGTGATTGAGAGATGGGTAGGCGAGACAGCGGAGATTATATACTTGGATCGACACGGCCAGCTAAGCCAACGAGTGATTGAGATACGGAGTGTGAAGGATGGTCGGGCCAGCGTCTACTGTCACAAGGCAGGTGCACAGCGGGTGCTAATTGTAGCCAACATCCTGTCTGCTAGGAGAAAGGGGAAGACTCATGGTAAAGAAGCTTGAGGGAAACGGCCTTTGGGAGTCGAGCCGGATGATACTGCCGGAGCATCGTACCAAGCACAAAGAGCAACGGCGGCTGCTCCAGCGCCGGGACCGCATCGTCTTGGATGAGCAGGAGCTTGAGCAAATACAACATCGCTTGCTGGAGTCCCAGGAGCACAAGACGGCCGTCAAGGTTAGGGTCTACCATCCGTATGAGGAGCAGCTAGTAACCGGTCATGTCGAGCGCATCCACGTCCAGCGGAAGCGTATCCTTGTTGATGGCTACTGGATCGGAATGGCCGACATTGAGGCCGTCGAACAGTGCTGAGCGACAACGGTCGAAAGCTGCTCCGCATCCTATGGAGTTGCAACCAGCACCACATAGCCAGGATCGATTACCTGGAGTTACTCCGTATGTCCCAGCGCGATCTAGAGACGATCATGACCGCGCTGGCTGAGCTTCAAGAGAGCGGAATTATCGAGTGGATCGAGAGACCGGGGCAACTAGGGTGATACAAGCCTTCGAGCCAAGTCCCAACAATTAGCGGTAAAACACTGATAGCCCGGGAAAGTGTCCCGGGCTATCATTCTATATTGCTATTGAAGACTCTTATAAGCTTCCAGTTGTTTGTTGAATTCATAAACAACCATTTTAAAATCATTGCCCCATCTAGCAAGGGCGTTATCTAGGATTTTTCTTTCATCCGCAGTTTCTAAGGAAAAATTTTGGACTTCTGTATAAGCTTCTAACTGGCTTTCAAAGGTGTGTTCAATCATGGCAAAATCATAGTCCCATCTTGAGTATGCATCTTGAAGTATAGTCTCTTTAACTTCATTCTCTATATTTAAACTAGTGAGATTATTGTAGGCCGTTGTTTGTTTTTCTACCTGATAAGCTTGCATTTTAAAATCGTCATCCCATCTTTCTTTTGCATCCGCTTTGATGGTTTCTTCTACTACAGTTTTGTCGAGAGTGGAAATGATATTAGTAAAACCATCCGTCTGCTTCTTTTCTGGTGAAGACTTTTCTTCTAGAACCTCAGGTTCGCTAACGTCCTGAGTTTCCTGTTCAATAACATTATCAATTTCATTATTTTCTTTCTCTGCCACTTCATCAAGAATGGTCTGGGTCTGTGACTCAGTTTCATTCAGTGTTAGATCAACTACTGTTTGAACAGGCGCTTCTCCACCCGTGTTACTACATCCTGCCAAAATCATCGTAGCCATTAACGTCACAAAAATTTTTTTACTCAT